TCCTTTGTATAGGTTCTTGATGGTAGATGGTAAGTTTAAGGGTGTAGAATTTTATTTCAAGAATGTAGAGTTGGATCATCATAATACACCTAATTCATTTGATATAGCTTTTGGATATGAAATTATTGGTGGAAATTATAAAGATCAGGGGTTTGAAGAAGATATGGAACATATGAATCGTATTGTTAATGAGAAAAATTCAGATCAGTTTGAAGTTGAAATAGGTAAGATACTAAGGAATTTATTAATTTTGAATGATCCGAGAGTGACATTACACAAGGGAAAAGATATATGAGAATAGAACAATTAATACTTGAGAACTTAATACATGATTCACAATATGCAAGCTTGATCGGTGTGTTTTTAAAAACAGAATATTTCAGGTCAAGTCCTGAAAGAATTATATTTAGTGAAATACAAGATTATATAAACGAGTATAATAAAGCACCAGGAGTTTCAGCACTATCAAATATTGTTTCAGATAGAGATGATTTGAATGAAACAACTTTTAAAAATTGTTTAGAAGTTCTGGATGGTTTGGGTGAAACAAAATCAGATGATACAGAGTGGTTGCTGAGTGAAACAGAAAAGTGGGCAAAGGATGCAGCTATCTATAATGGTATTGTGGATTCGATTGCAATACTAGAAGGTAAAGATAAAGAAAAACCAAAAGACGCAATACCAGATATGTTGACTGATGCACTTTCAGTATCGTTAGATACTAGTGTGGGACATAACTATATTGATGATGCATCCGAGAGATGGGATTATTATCATAAACGAGATCAGAGATTTCCATTTGGGATTGAGATGTTGGATAAGATTACAGGTGGTGGAATATCACCAAAGACTCTTACAGTATTTCTTGGTGGAACTGGTTCTGGTAAAACATTAGTCAAAACACATTTAGCTTCTCAATACATCAAACAAGGATTTGATGTATTATATATTACATTAGAGATGGCACAAGAGAGAATAGCTGAGAGAATAGATGCTAATCTTTTAGATGTTGATTTAGATCAAATAAGACATTTACCTAGAGAATCATTCAATGCTAAGATTGAAAAATTGATGAACTCTACTAGAAATTTTGGTAGATTGATTATCAAGGAGTATCCTACTTCTGGAGCTCATGTTGGAAATTTTCGTGCATTGTTGAGAGAATTGAAAATCAAGAAACGATTTGCACCACAGATTATTATATTAGACTATCTAAATATTTGTTCTTCCAATAGAGTTAAGTGGTCATCAAATATGAATACTTACGTTTATATTAAATCTATAGCAGAAGAGATTCGTGGTTTTGCAGTTGAGGCAAATGTTCCTATTATCACAAGTTCACAGTTAAATCGTGATGGATATTCCAGTTCTGATCCAGATATGACAAATATATCCGAATCATTTGGTCTACCAGCAACAGCAGATTTAATGATGGCAATTGTAGCAAAAGAAGATAATGGTGGTCAATTAATGTTCAAACAGTTGAAGAATAGATATAGTGATCCTACTATCAATTCTAAGTTTATGTTGGGTATGAATAAGAATCGTATGAGATTAGAGAGTATTTCACAATCTCAACAACCAGTATTGGCAAATGGTGGTTCTAGTGCATCATTTGATAGAAAGACGGCTGCAAGTTCTACAGATTCACCATTTTTAAAACAATATAAAGACGTTAAAATAGCACCAAAGGTGTCATCTGGCAAAATGGAAGATTGGAAAATATAGTCGGATGTATAAATATTATAAATATTATAAAGAGAAGATATGAAAGAAAAGAAACTTATAGAATTGTTTCAGGATTCTGCTAGTAGATTAAAACGAAAAGAAAATAGTACTACATCACTTCACTCAATGGGTGGGTATGGCGAAATAGACCATGATAGGATATGTCCGTTTCGTTCTATTCCATTTGTTGATTGTCCCCTATGTAAAATAGAGAGTTTAGGTAAAATATGAAATCGTTTAAGAATTATTTAGATTTAGTCGAGGCTTATAATCAACATATTAATACGTCTAATATTGCAGGTCTTAAAGGTCTTTTAGCTTATTTGAAAAAAGAATATTCAGATGTAAGTGAAGAATTTCCGATAGCTATTGATGACAAGAGTGGTAATGTTAAAATAAAACCATCCTTTGAAAAAGCAGGTTTAACAATAGCTGCAATAAGAACATGGGCAAAAGAAAAGAACTATGATATAAAATTTAATTCTGAATTTGGTGAAGGGAGTAAAAGTAAGGGGGGTTCTTCAATATTATCAGATTTCGGAATTTCTAACAATACCATGTTTATTGAATTTTTCCAGGCGTTTGGTTTCTTTGTTAAGAAATTAGATTTAAAAGGGAAGGATTTTAAAAATTTGGCTAGTATTGGTATTAATGGTGATTTTAAATTATTAGGAAATAATTTTAAGGGGTTTATTGAGAAATTAGATGAACATCCTTTAAGAAAAGATGCGATAGATTTAGCAAATGGTAGTTATCAATTGAAGAAAGAACTTGGTATTAAGAATCCATATGTAGTATGGGATGGTATAAAGGACTATTACTCAAGTTTACTTGAATTTGAAGAAGGTATTGAATTTACAAAGGATAATACGTCAGATATAGTAGTTATAGAAGGTACTGATCTGAGCGGTTTACAAAAGTCTTTAAAGGTAAAGAATCAAACAATTAGTATATCTGGTGGAAAATTACAAACAACGAAAGCTCCAAAAGTTTCTTGGTATCAAGTATCTCTAAAAGAATCTGAAAGTGGTGCTAGATTAGGTAGACTTACTACACAATTAAAAAATAAATATTTAGGACAGATTGGTTTGTCTAACTTAGACGTAGCTCTTGGTGTTGAGGAGTCCACAAATTATGATGACGAAATAACCTTAAACGAATTTGTAGAATTATATAATGAGGGCTGGTTTGATAATGTAAAGACATTTGCTAAGGATGCTCTTGATAATATTAGAGATAAAATCTCTACATTATTTAAGTGGATTATAAGTTTTAAGAAAACTATTATTTCTAAATTAAAAAAAGGTGATAACCACCCAAAGGTAAAAAAACTATATAATTAAATATCTGATATTGTTAAGAGTGAACAGTATACAGGAAACTATGTAGAAAGGGTTGCCAAATATAAAGCATCACTTGTCAAAGAAGAAAAAATAAGTTTTTTTAATGAGAAGAAAGCTCAGCCAAAGAAACTCAGTAAGGATGAAGAAATAGCATTTATAGTTTCTAATAAAAATGCACAAACTAAATTTAAAAAATTAGTTAAATCAAGATTAGATGATATTATTGCAAATAATAAAAAAGGTGTCTATAAAAATATCAGTAGAGTTTCTGGCACAATGATTAAAGCTAAAATAAATAAATCCACTATAAAATTTAATTTAGGAAATTCAATTTCCTTTGTCATTTTAAATGAGATTATTAATGACATTCCATCTAAGAATATAATGGAATTTTTGTCAGGAATAACTGATGATATGTTAATGGGCTCCACAAATTATCCTATTATTAAATTGTATGGTACAGGTAACTCAAGTGCAGATTATAAGGTATTAACTAGAACTACAAAGACAGCAAAAGCTTCTGCAATAAAAGATATGTACCCTTTTATCGTTGATATACATCCTGCTAGTTCAGGTAATTATTATGTTATTAATTTTTATATGTTAAGTAAACCAGACGGTGATAAAGAGAAAAGTATATATAATATGGTACAAATGACCAATGCCGGAGCTGGATTTGCATATAAAATTGAAGGTAACAAAAGTGAAGAGTATGGTAGTTTGAAAAAGAAATTTGGGTTATAAACCACTATAAAACAACAACTTAGAATGGCAGTTTTTACTGGACATTGAGGGAAAAGTATGTTATAATAGTAGTATAAAATAAAATAATAGAGAAAAAATGTTATCATTCAAACAAATATTAAATGAAGATAAAAATACTCATTTAGAACATTTAGAAGATGAGATAATTAATAATGGATTAGTTGGTGCTAAGACAGCAGTTAACTTTTTAAATTCATTAAAAGATATGTTGAACGGGGTTGGTAAAGGTTCAACGAATGTTACAGTAAAATGGGATGGAGCTCCAGCAGTATTTGCTGGACAGAATCCAGAGAATGGGAAGTTTTTTGTTGCAACAAAATCATTATTTAACAAGACACCAAAAATAAATTATACGAATGCT